CTGAGAGATCACGAGCTGTCTCTGAACGGAGAGCCTCGGGGATCGATGACCGCCTTGTGCGCTCCTACCAGCTCTTTGAGGGCTCACGGGACACTGGTGGGCAAGATACATGGTCCTCTGATGTACATGCCGCTACCGTAGGCTCACGAGCTTACACGAACATCGTTAGGCAGATCACAAACGACGGGGCCCATCAGATTGGCGATCTACTGTTCCCGAACGATGATCGCAACTACGGTCTAAAGCCTATTGGCATCCAAGCGCCCCCTTTGGCTATCGAAGCTGAACCTGCTGTTGATTCAAAAGGTAATCAGCTGGTCAATGCTGAAGGTGAGCCATTGACTAACGCACAGGCTCATACCCTTAGGGTAAGGCGGGCCGCAAAGAAGACTAAGCGGATGTTCACCCAATTAGACGCCGCACTGGTAGCAGCGCGCTACCCTTCAAAGGCCCGAGAGTGCATCAAGCATGGTGCTATCTACGGAGCTGGGATCTTGAAAGGTCCACTCCCAACTAAGAGCCGTAAGGGTCGTTGGGCTAAGAAGGGTGGCGGATACGCGCTTAACAAAGACATCCCAATGTACCCCAACGTCACTGTTGTTAATCCGATGGACTTCTATCCGGACTCTACAGCGATCACCGTTGAAGACTGTCTGTACACGTGGGAACGCATCCCTATGCAACCACAGGACCTTGAGAGGGCTATTGATGAAGTGAAGTTCGATGCGGCAGCGGTAAGACGTGTGCTCGTGTCTCCACCTATTCAGACAGCCTATGATGGATCTGACGCAGTTGACGAGGCTAAGGCCCCAGTGAACAGCACAGGACGTCAGACAGGTCGGTACTTGTGCTGGGAACGTCACGGCATTATGAAGCGTGAAGATCTTGAAGCGCTAGACGTAAAGGTTCCTAAGGGTGACAGAGTATACTACAACTCTATCATCACTATGTGTAACGGTGAGATACTTAAGGCAGTCATTGTTGAGTACGAAAGTGATGACAGTCTATATAGTGTATATTGCTGGGATGAGGATCCTCTCAACATATTCGGCTATGGTATCCCGTGGCTCATGCAGGACCAGCAGGCTTCTTATGTAGCCGCATGGCGCATGGCCTTGGATAACGGCGGACTCTCTGCGGCCCCTCAGGTACTCATTGATCGCTCTATGATAACACCAGTAGACGGCAAGTGGCAGATGCACGGTGGTAAGGAATGGTACATCAAGGAGAACAATTACGAAGTAGGCAGCAATAACGCACCATTCCAAGTTGTAGAGATCAGGCAGAACCTTGCAGAGATCTTTGTGATGATGGATAGAAGTGTAGCTGACGCCTATGAGGTCACTGGAGTGACTCGTGTAGACAACCAAGGTGGATTAAATAATAGTCCTGTTACCCTAGGTGCCACTCAGATCCTTCAGAATAACAGTACAGTGTCCCGTAGGGGCCAAGCGCGGCGTTGGGACGACCGTGTTACACTTGGCCTTGTCACTCGTTTCTACGACTACTTCATGCAGTTTGATCTAGTTGAAGATAACAAGGCGAACATGGAAGTAGAACCAAGGGGAGCTACAGTACTGCTCGCTAAGGAACTCACTGCTACCAACACCATACAGCTGTTCCAAATGACTGGCGGTGGGGAGGCTCCGGGAGCCAAGGGTATAGACATACTCCGTGGACTCGAAGCAGCTATGCAGATCCCTGCGGGGACCTACGTGGAGACCCTAGAAGAACAGTCAGCGCGTGAACAGGCAGAGCAGGAAGCAGCGGAAGCAGGCGATATACCTGATCCAATGGTAGCTCTGGAGGAACGCAAGGTAGAAATCCTTGAAGCTGAGATTGAACTCAAGCAGGCTCGTGATCGGTTTAACGAGATGGTCGAGATAAACAAGGCTGAGATGGATGCACAGCGATTCCAGTTAGAAGATGCACTCGCAGGTAACATGAGCGAGCAGCAGACTCAAGCGAGACTGGATGCTTACAACACGAAAATGGCTGAGTTAGAAGCCAAGCGAGCTGCCAGCATGGAAGCCCTGCGGACTACTAACCAGACTCAACGTGATATAGCTGCTGCCAAGGTTGGCGGTGACGGGTCCACTAAGCGCCGTGAGGCGGATATTAAGGAACGTGAAGTAGCTAACAAGGAACGAGAACTGTCCTACAAAGAGAGGACAGGGAACCCTGGGATATGAACGCTTACGATTATCCCACAATAGTATTGGCACTGCAGCAAGCGATAACGGAAAGGCTAGAGGTACTAGAAAGCACCTGCTACCATCTCAAGGCTGACCATAATCAGACTACTGTCGCTAGAGCTCAGCGCCTACAACTCATAGCAGTCCGAGACTTCATAGAAATGAAGGCTAAGACACTCTGAAAATTACCGCCCCTCTCTATGGACTGGGGCACAACGAGGGTTACACATGAACGACAATACTCAACTGGACGAAGCTGCGGAATACGACAAGGAATGGGACCTCGACACCGACAACCCATCACCATCATCGAGAGACCTCAGCGACGAACAACCGACTTCTTATTCAGACGACCAATTTGAAGATGAAGCTCCTAAGGGAAACGAGCCTCCCCCAGCACCAAGCGAAACTACTGTAGAGGTACAGGAAGACGTGGACGTGTGGGCAGACGCCACCGAAGCCCAAAAGGAAGCCTTTCGACGGGCTGAGAACGAGAAGGTGTCGGCAGAAAACAGGGCAAAACTCAATGCTGATAAGTTAGCAGAGCGGGGCCGTGAGCTCAAAGCACTCCGTGACGAAACTCACGAGCTGCGGGAGACACACAGGCCGCGTACAGAGTTTGAAACAGAGCACGAAGTCTACGCTAGGGACGTCGAAATGATGATCCAGAAGCGCTTAGATGAACGTCTCCCTGCGGCACCAGTAGTTGAACAGACTGAGGTGGATCAGCACACTTATGACGCTATCACTCAGGCCCACCCTATGGCGGGCGATATGTACAACTCTGATGCTATGAAGACCTTACTCAATGAAGACCCAGTGATGAAAGTCAACGGGAAAGCACAGTTGTTCAGTGAAACCATCCACAGCAACAACCCAGCAGACGTTATTACGGCTCTGGACTATTACAAAACACTCCACTCTGATAGTACTCCTCCTACGGATCCACAGGCTGGACTCGCCGCTATGCAATCAGGTACCTCTAGGGGTAACAAGGTTGACATGCGGACGTCTGACCAGCTAACCGATGCGGAGAAGTATGATGCTGAGTGGGAACTCGATGATGATTTTTAATTAAGGAAGACACTAATGTCTGACCCAACTGTTTATACAACTACTAACTGGGGCACAATCGCTGCCAAGCTCGAGAAGCAAGCACTGCGTCACGCTCAGCCTACTCTGGTATTGTCCATGGGCGCTAAGAAGTTTAGCCTGCCTGCTAACAACACTAAGACTCTGCGTATGCGTCGAGCTGTTCCTTATGCTTCAGCAGTTACTGCCCTCAGCGAAGGCGTTCCGCCCGCAGCCACTACACTTGATTACGTTCAAGTTGACATGGCTCTTCAGCAGTACGGAGCCTTCACCCGTGTAACCGACATCCTTGTCGACTTGCACACTACACCTGTTCTGAGCGACATCAACCAGCTGAACGCTGAGCAAGCCGCTAAGACTAAAGAGTCTCTGTTATGGGGTATTCTTCAGGGCGCTACTGTCACTTACTGGGCTGGCGGTTCTTCTACCGTTACTGTAGATGAGAAGATTTCTCTGAACCTGCAGCACAAAGCTGTTCGTACATTGAATGCTAACAAGGCTAAGAAATTCACCAGCATTGTTACTGGTGGCGTTAAGCAGGGAACTTTCCCTGTTGAGGCTTCTTACATTGCCTTTGCTCACACTGACCTTGAAGCTGACATCCGTGGCTTGGCTGGCTTCGTTCCGGTTGCACGTTATGGCAGCCAGAAGCCTGTTCACGAGATGGAGCTGGGAACAGTTGACTCTGTACGTTATGTACTGTCTGCTGACCTTGCACCTCTTCAGGCTGCTGGAGCGGCTGTTGCAGCTACTGGCTTGATCTCTGACAACTCTACTAACATAGACGTCTACTCAGTGATCTACGTTGGAATGGACAGCTATGGCTGTTTGAACCTAGCAGGCAAAGGAGTCTTTACTCCTGTTGTTGTTCCTGTTGGTCAGCCTTCTAAGTCTGATCCGCTGGGTCAACAGGGCAGCGTTGGGTGGAAAATGTATTCCGCCGAAGCTATCCTGAACAGCGACTGGATCGTGGTGCTGGAGTGTGGTGCTACCGACTAAGTAGTAAAACTTGAAGGCCCTGCCCATGGGGGTGGGGCCCTCTTTTATCATACGAGGAATTATTATTATGGCTACATCAAAGATTAAGGACCTCAATCAGAATAGCATTCACGAAGCATCAAGCTCAGAGATAAGAGCTTATGGACTCGAAGAGTGCGGTATTGAGTTTGAAGAAGACGCTGGCCGTGACACGATGATAAATGAAGTCATCGCTGCACGAGGCTGGATGCAGAAAGATAGAGAAGCGGGCGCTACTCACGTAGAGCTTATCATTGCTCGTGAACCTGGGGTGGAAGGTAACTTTCCCTACCGTGGCGGAGCTAATGGAGAGATGTTTTCTATCAGGCGTGATGAGAAAGTAATCATCCCAATGAAGTACTACGAAGCTATCCGCTCTTCACAGAACAGAGCTGGCTATACGCTTCAAACACTGACAAGCATGGGTGAAATATCCCCTACAGAAAAGCGCATCCCTAAGAGTGGTGTACCCATCTCTGTGATCCGTTTCATAACTAAGTAAGGAACCTTATGAACTATCTGGAACTTGTAAATGACATGCTTATAGAGACAGACTACAGTGACCAGATAACTTCTGTAGTGGGCCTCTCGGACGACGAGCTACGCGCAGCCAACTGGGTGCGTGATGCTTGGGTCCAGATACAGCGCCAAGAGTATTGGAGCTTCATGGAAGTAGAGGGTACACTGGTAACTACCATTGGTCAGGACACCTACTCTAAGGCAGATATTGTCTATGGCGGCACTGGAACAGTAGACAGGATTGACCTAGGGTCCTTTAGGAATGACACAGCGCAATACTATATGCCCCTAAGGTCCACGAGCCGACAACGGTGGCAGACAGACACAGGATCTGCCCGTTACGTCTCCGTCAACCCCAATGAAACCTTTGTAATCAGTCCTATCCCAAGTGTGGTAGAGACTATCACAATGAACACATGGTCGCAGCCAGTAGAGCTAGCGGCCAATGACGACACCCCCACGTTGAACCCTAAGTATCACAAGGCTATCGTGTGGCTTGCTATAGCGAACTACGCTAGAGAGCAAGGTGGAGAGTGGAACGGCCTGCGCCAAGCTGCCCTCCAAGAGTATCGCATAATGAACCTCAATATGTCTAACGACTATTTACCTCGGATGGACCGTAAGGTTGGTCTTCTCCGGTACTAAGGAGCCATAATGGACAAGTACGTTGAATTGAAGGGGGGCTTAGACCTCCAGACTCCGCCCATAGCTGTAGATCCAGGTATGTGCAGGGACGTAGTAAATATGTATGAGTCCGTTAATGGCGGCTACACAACTATCAAAGGCTATGAGCGTTTCGATGGTGGTGTACTGCCCTCAGAAAGCGTGTACTACGTATGTAGGGCCACAAGGTTCGTAGGGAATCAGGTAGACGACGCGACACAGCTCCCGTTGTCTGTCGCTTTGGACCTTGGATCCGAGTTTCTAGGCCATGATCCCGTCAATGGAAACGAAACACTCAGGGGAGACATACTGTACTCAGCATCCTCCGGAACTGACGTTACATTCGTACTGTTGAACCCGACGTCCCTGCCGTCG